TCACTGGCTCGCCCACACGATCCGGGATATCCAGTCCAGATCCTCCAAGGGAATAATGACATCCGAGTGCAGCGGGTTGAGGGATTTCAACTCATAGCGCTGAGCTGTCCGTCGCTTGAGGACCTTGGCGAAGACCTCGCCCGCGCGGGTCTTCGCGATGATCCGGTCGCCGCGGCGAATGCTTGATCCAGGTGACACCACCACAACGTCGCCATCCCGATAGACCGGCTCCATGCTGTCTCCCGCGATTTCCAGTGCGTACGCATGCGTGTCCGCCATGTCCGGGAAAGTAATCTCTTCCCATCCGGCTCCTGCCGGGTATCCAGCATCATCAAAGTATCCGCTCTTCCCGGCCTGAGCCAAGCCAATCAAAGGGACGCTCTGGCGAACATGTTTGATCGCTTCTCCATTCATATATGTAACGAAATCAGCAAGCTCGGCACCCGTGGCCTCGAGAACCTTCGCAATGCTCTCCGTGCTTGGCCATCGGAGCTTGCCGTCTCGGGTGATCCGCTTGCTCTTGTTGAATGTCGTCGGATCCAGACCGGCGCGCCGGGCCAGTCCAGAGGGCGACAGCCCCCGATCCCGTGCTAGCGAGTCGATCGCCAGCCAAATGTCTGAATGCCTCATCATGGGAACATTTTCCATGATCGGCGGTGGCTCGTCATTAGGCGAAAAATCCTTTATGCTGTTGACACGAGGATGAAATACCCTATACTCAAATCCTGGATGTTGGACTCACGGGGTTTGCAGGCGATCCCGCGCCCCCGTCTAGGCATCCGTCCACGGAACGGCGGACTGGGAGTAAGCCTTTGGGTCCCTTTGCGCGATCGACGGGCGTGGATATGATCAATAAATCAACGGACTTAATCGCGCTGAGGAACAAAAACCAAGCCACGTGTTCCTATGACGCTACTGTAGAAATAGGCTGGAATGGATATGTTAAATCCACACTCCATGAATATACGATCGTCTTTAGCGGTAAATCGAGCATAAGAGTTCTGCGGTTATTGCGTCGCGGTTTTTATCATTGCTTTATTATAAAAAAAGAAAACAACTGTTGCGTGATTGTCGATCCTTTGTCTAATAAAACCGAAGTAAAAATTATACATTTATGTAATATAAGAGAACTAAAGCGGTTTTATAGAGAGCAAGGTTATACCGTAATTGGGATCGCGGCGCAGATTTGCTTGCCCGAAATGCTACCGGTTCGTCCCTACACGTGCGTGGAAGCCGTGAAGCGGATTGGCGGTTTGCGATTACCCTGGCAGTTAACACCCTGGCAGTTGTTCCGTTGGCTTCGTCGGGTCGAGCGCGTGAAGGCGCTTGACAGGCCTCATACAAAAGGATAATATTCCTATTACAGCATAGCAGGCGGGAGATCGACCGTCGATCGAGTTCGATGCCGTCGCAGGAGCACGACCGCGCACGCTTTTCTGAACGCGAGGGAACCTTGGGTCGATGGAAAACAGAGGCAGGGTTTGAGTGACATGAAAAGTGGGGAGCCCGCAAAGGCGAGTTGGTCGGCTGAGGACATCGTTCGTCGATACTATGCGGCACGAGAGCGGCGGTCGGGTTGGGAGGGCTTGTGGCAGGATTGCTATGATTACGCTCTGCCAAGCCGGGATACCGCGATCCGTGCCAGTGGATCGGGCGGGCGGCGCGGTGACAAACTCTTCGACGGCACCGCGCCGGACGCTGTCGACCAATTGGCAGCAAGCTTGATGGCCCAGTTGACCCCGCCCGGAGCCCGTTGGTTTGGCTTTACCGCAGGCCCCGATGTTTCGGTAAAGGATCGCCAATCCTTGGGCGAGGAACTCGAGCGGGCGACCGCCATTCTCCAGGCTCATTTTGATCGGTCGAGTTTTGCCGTCGAGATGCATCAGTGCTTTCTCGATCTGGTTACGGCAGGAACGGCTTGCCTGATGTTTGAAGAGGCGCCGATCGAGGAAAGCTCTGCGTTTCGCTTCACGGCGGTCCCGCTTTCTCAGGTTGTCCTTGAAGAAGGGGCCTCGGGTCGGCTGGACACAACATTCCGTAGGGTCGAATTGGCGCGAGACCATCTTGTGCAACGCTTCCCCCAGGCGTCCGCGATCATCGACGCCGTCGACCCCCGCAGGGGTAACGAGGAGCGCCGGTACCCTGTAATCGAAGCCGTTATCCCCGAGCGCGGAACATGTACATACGTCGCAGTGCTGGAAGTGCCACCGTCCGGCGGTTCGCCCCTGGTGATCGCGCAAGGCGTCTTCGCGTCGTCCCCCTTCATTAACTTCCGCTGGCTCAAGGCTCCGGGAGAGACCTACGGCCGCTCTCCGGTCATGAAGGCGCTTCCCGACATCAAGACCGCCAATAAGGTGGTGGAACTCATCCTCAAGAACGCTTCGATCGCCGTGACGGGAATCTGGCAGGTCGAGGATGACGGCGTCATCAATCCGGCGACCATCAAGCTCACGCCCGGAACTATCATTCCCAAGGCAGTCGGTTCGGCCGGCTTGACTCCTCTCGAGGCGCCCGGACGCTTTGACGTATCCGAACTTGTGCTCGATCAGTTGCAAGGACGGATACGCCGCGCGTTATTTGTCGATCAACTGGGTCAGGTCAACGGCCCCCGTATGACAGCGACGGAAGTGCTTGAGCGTGCGGCCGAAATGGCGCGCATACTGGGAGCCACCTACGGCCGACTGCAGTCGGAACTCCTTGCGCCGCTCATCGCCAGAGCGCATTCCATCCTGATCCGGCGAGGCGAAGTGCCGCCAACCCCGATCGACAGCCGCCTTGCATGTCTCGAGTACCGTTCGCCCCAGGCCCGTTACCAGGCCCAGCAGAACGTGCAGAATACTCTCATCTGGCTCGAATCGATGAAGGCTCTGGGTCCTCAGGCATGGCAGACGATCGATCACCCGGCGGCCGCGCGATGGTTGGGGCGTGCCCTCGGCGTTTCAGAAGAGCTTTTCAGGGAGCCGCCCATACCGTCCACGGTTCAGGCGGAATCATCCGCTCCAATCCAGCAGTAAGCATACGATCTGTAATGATGCCTTGTTCGCATCGGCTTTAACGTGACGTCTCTGCAATTAATTACACCCAAATCATAATCCAACCGGACGACATAAATGAACAAAGAGAATCTGTGGACAAGCGATTTATATTATCGGTGCCTATCGACAGATGATGGACAAAAAATTCTCAAGCACTTGCGGTCAATTACATTGGATCGTGCCCTTGGCCCAGAGGCATCAGATATGCACCTTCGTTATCTTGAGGGTCAACGACAATTGGTCCTGCAGATGATCAATCTAGTGGAACGCGGCCGGGAGCGACCCGCCACACCATCGGTTCCTGAATCCGATGAGCCTTCCCCCGGCATGGAGACTATCTATGACTGAGAACCTGATCAACGTGTCGACTCATCCAGCGACTTCATCCAAGTCGGAGCCCCCACCTGAGACGCTCTTGGAGAGAACCAAGCGTCCCGCGAACCTTCCCGACCGATTTTGGGACCAAGACAAGAATAATGTCCTTCTCGACGATCTGCTTACCGCATATCTCGAGCTCGAACAAAAACTTCAGAGTTACGCGTCAAAAATAATTCCGAATACTTCGCTCGAATACAACATCACCACAAAAAACGACCTCGTGTCCCCCGATCCCGAAGTGAACGAACGGCTGCGCGCCGCCGGCTTCTCGCAGGAGCAGGTGCAGCTTGTCTACGATCTGGCGAGTGATCGACTGATGCCCATGCTGGCTGAGTTGGCGTCCGTATTTGAAACGGAGAACCAGCTAGAACGTCTCAAGCAGCACTTCGGCGGCGAGGACCGGTGGCGGCATGCGGCGAGGCAGATTGAAGCCTGGGGCAGACGAAATCTTCCGGACCAAGTCTACGAAGTCCTTGCGACGACGTTCGAGGGTGTCCTCACAATCCACCGCATGATGTCCGGCGAAGAGCCGCGGCTCCTCGGTGCGACAACCGCAAGCTCGACGACGACGGACGCCGCCCTCAAGCAGCTCATGCGGGATCCTCGGTATTGGCGAGACCAGGATCCGGAGGTGGTCAATCGGGTCAGGACGGGATTCCGGAACCTCTATCGCGGATAGAACTCCCTAAAAGTCGAGGAGGCAGCTCTCGATACAAAAGCTGAAAAAATTCTCCGACTCCTCTTATTCGAAAAACAAAACCGCAAAAAACAGTTTGAAAGAGCGCAATCCTCGCAATTTGTACGTCAGTAAAATCGTCTCCCAGCGCGACTTGGAAAAGGAAAATTTATGTCTACGTCGGTTGAGTTGTCATTCGTAAAGAATTTCGAGGCGGAAGTCCATATTCAGTATCAGCAGATGGGCTCGAAGCTTCGGACTACGGTTCGCACCAAGGATAGTGTCGTAGGCGCGACAACCACCTTTCAGAGAGTGGGCAAGGGAACGGCCAGTACCAAGGCCCGTCACGGCAAGGTGCCGGTCATGAACGTCGATCATGTCCCTGTCGAATGCGTTCTCTACGATTATTATGCCGGTGATTGGGTCGACAAGCTCGATGAGCTCAAGCTGAACATCAACGAGCAGCAGGTTGTCGCCAAGGCGGGAGCATATGCTCTCGGCCGGAAGACCGATGAACTGATCATTACGCAGTTGGCCGCGTCAGGCAACGTCGCAGGTACGGACACAGACGGCTTGACCAAGGCGAAGGTCCTCGCGGCGTTCGAATCGCTCGGTGCAGCAGAGGTTCCGGACGACGGGCAACGTTTTGCAATCGTCGGATGGAAGCAGTGGAGTGAACTCCTCAACATCGAGGAATTTGCCAACGCCAACTATGTCGGCGAAGACGAGCTCCCTTGGAAGGGAACGCAGGCGAAAAAGTGGCTTGGAACGCTTTGGATGCCCCATTCCGCACTGCCCAAGATCACCAACAAGCGTAGTTGCTTCTGGTATCACAAGACGGCTGTTGGGCATGCGATCGGCGCCGATGTCAAGACCGACATCACGTGGCACGGTGACCGTGCGGCCCACTTCGTGAACAACATGATGAGCCAGGGGGCGTGCCTGATCGATGGATCGGGCATCATCACGCTCCGCTGCCTCGAATCTTAAAGGAACCAACCAAATGGCATACAAGTCGAAGGACTTAAGCGTTCTCGCTTACGCCAACGGATTCACCTTGTGGCATTATACGACGGCAGATACCGCCGGACAGACGGATACCGTTGGGTACTTCAATTCGGCAAACGAAGTTCTCCGGGTGGGTGACATGATCCTGGCAAACGTTGACACCCTGGCGACGCCGAAGGCTGGCATCTTTCTTGTTCGCAGCAACACCGGCGGAACGGTCGATGTCGCCAACCTGACGGCGGTCGGAGATACCAACACGGATTAGGTAGCGGTTTCGCCGATGGCCTACCCCATTGCGGTGGGCACACGTCTCGAGGGCATCGATCCGCTGCGTTCGCCTTTTCCATCGGAACGCCGGTTCGGATCGATCCCTCGCGGCGCTGCAAACTGGGATCTCAGCCCTTCAGCGTCCCGGTGACAGACGTCTTCCTTCCAGAACAGGGACACAGTAGCTCCAGGTCCCCGATCCCCAGGAACGACTTGCGTGGAGAAATAATCCCTTGACTCCTTTGGATTTGTGTTCCCGTGCGCTCCTTAAGATCGGGGCCAACGCTATTACATCGTTTGAAGAAGGAACGGCCGAAGCCGAGGTTGCCGCTGGCCTCTATCCGATCATAAGAGATGCCGCCTTAAGTACTCATCCTTGGAATTTTGCCCTTCGAATCCTCGCGTTGACACCACTTGTTGAGGACACTGCCTCAGAATTTTCTTACGCTTACCAATTGCCCTCCGATTGTCTTCGTGTCATCTGCGCGACCGTCGTGGGGACTTCAACACGGATTCAGTATCGCATTATTGGTCGAACAATTTATTGCGATACTGGTGAAATTGTCTTGACATATGTCGCGCGGGCAGCGGAGGAATATTTTCCTGCATACTTCGAGGTTGCGTTGATTGCCCGGCTGGCGGCGGAGTTCTGCATTCCGCTGACGGACAGCACGAGTCGGTGGGAAGCGTTATACCGGCTGGCGGAGAACGAGGCGCGGCGGGCCCGGCTGACCGATGCGCAGGAAGACACGCCTATCGGGTTCCAGGACTTCACTCTGGTGCAGGAGCGATAAAAATGCCCAGAGTCCGCCTGCAGAAAAGCAGCTTTGCGTCAGGAGAGATTTCCGCGGACGTCCTGGGGCGCAGTGATCTTCGTGCGTATGACAACGGTGCGCTCAAGCTTCGAAACGTCTTCGTGCAGCCGACCGGGGGGGTGACGAGGCGACACGGACTGAGGTTCGTCGATCACGTCAAGGGTGCAGGGCGCCTAGTTGCCTTCGAATTCAACACTGAGCAAACCTATGTTCTCGTGTTTACAGACTCCGCCGTTGACGTCTACCGTCAAGGCGTTCATCTGACGTCTTTCGCCACACCGTGGACGCTCGCAGAAACGACCCAGCTCCGCTGGACGCAGAGCGCAGACACCTTACTTGTTGTTCACCCGAACGTACCGCCGAAACGCATCATACGACGAACCGACATCAGTTGGGAACTTTCGGATTGGCGCTTTTTCTCTCAAGGGGGTCGCGTTTTAGCGCCTCATCATAAGTTCGCCGACCAGGCCGTTACCTTGAAGCCGAGCGGAACAAGTGGTGCCATTACGGTCACTGCCTCTGCACCGGTGTTTAATGCGCAGCATGTTGGCAGTCGTTTGCGGATATCGGACAAGGAATTGGAGATCACTTCATTCTTGTCGTTTACGCAGATAGGTTGCCAAACACGGGAGCCACTCATCAGTACAGAAGCAACAGAGGACTGGACAGAGCAGGTTTTTTCCCCAGTTCGCGGTTGGCCAATATCGGTTTGTTTCCACCAAGACCGACTGGTCATCGGGGGATCACGGGATTTGCCAAATCGGCTCTGGCTTTCCAAGTCCGGAGACCTTTTTAATTTTGATCTCGGCGAGGGTCTAGACGACGAGTCAATAGAATTTCCATTGCTGTCCGATCATGTCAACGCGATCCGAAACGTTTTCTCCGGACGGCACCTTCAAGTTTTCACGTCGGGTGCCGAGTGGATGGTGTCGGGCGATCCTCTGACGCCAACGACGATTCAGTTGCGGCGGCAGACCCGCACCGGTTCCTTTTGCGAACGAAGTATCCCAAACCGCGATGTGGACGGCGTCACTCTTTTCATACCCCGCATAGGGACGCAGCTTCGCGGATTCCTGTTCACGGATACGGAGCAAGCCTATCAGGCGCCCGATCTCGCCCTGTTGGCGAACCATTTGATTGTTGATCCGGTGGACATGGATTTCGACAAGAGACTGCGCTTGCTGCACGTGGTCGGCGGTGACGGAAACTTGGCGACCCTCACGGTTTACCGCGACGAGGACGTCTCTGCGTGGAGCCTGCAACAGACCAACGGCCGGTTTCTTTCCGTGGCAGCGGCAGGCGACGAAACATATGTCCTCGTCGATCGATCGAATGGTTTCTCCCTTGAGGTGTTCGATCCTGCGTTACAGGTGGATTCAGGCCTCATCGGCGAGAGTGCGACCCCGTTATACACTTGGTCCGGCCTGTCCCACCTGGAAGGGCGTCAGGTCAAGATCATGGCGGATCAAACGGTTGCGGAGGATGCAACGGTCGAGGACGGGCAGATCACTCTCGAGAACGCGGCGAGCGCGCTGCAGGTCGGTTTGGCCTACGCGCACTGCATAGAGCCGTTGCCCGTCTCCGTCGCCAGCCAACCAAGCCTTAGCAGTGGAAAATATAGGCCAATCAGTGTTACTTTTAAACTATTAGACACCGGCGCTCTTTATCTCGACACTGGGAACGGCCCTAGAGAACTCAGTTTTAGAATTTTTGGACCTCTTGTATTAGATCATGTACATCCTCTATTTTCTGGCGATAAGACGGTTCGGTTACTAGGCTGGCGCAACTTTGATTTTAAACCACTCTGGCGAATTGAGCAGGATGTTCCAATGCCGTTCACATTGCTTTCGATTGCAACCGAACTTGCGGTAAATTCTTAATTGAAGTACATTTGTCATAAGACTCACGCACATTTCCAGCTTTCTCTCAAGATTAGCAGATGACGAAGACCTCCTTCATTTCAATGAAAAAAACTCAACTAGGATTTCAGAACGATTTGATTCTCGGATCTTCAAACAAAATTCATCAGTGAGGACTGAATGCGCCCCGACGATACATATCCGCTCTCGGAGACTCGAATTCGAATTCCTTTCCGCGACATGACAACCGCGGAAGCGGAGTACCACGCGCTTGTGATGTGGCCTTATTTCGAGGCCAAAGTCAGTGCTGTGGTCGAAGAAAAAATCAGAAATGAATTAAATGAACATACGCGTCAGGTTGTCATTCAGACATTAGGCGATATATTGGCCCTGAGCAACGACGATGCCGCGAGATTGAAGGAGATTGAAAGCATTTTTTGGATACTGAAATTGATCCACAAGATGAATACCGCTACAAAGCGCATATGTATTCGCTGTATAATGCCATGGACCCTCGCCGCTTTAACAGGACTTCTAGGATTGTTGCTGAATCATTATTTTCCTTACCTCGCCAACATCATTGATTACGCGGGCCTTGTTGATCGGCATTAGACAAGGGACAAAATCGCGACTCCACAACGGCCCCAGGCTTCTCTGTTGAGCAGAAGGCAGGACCAGAAGAACCGCTTTGCCCGGCGAGATGCAGCGGCCGTCATCGGCGCAATGCAGAGCATTCAGGTCGAGGAACACCTGCATGACCTTCGGAAAGAACACAAAGTCCAGCGACCACCACACCGGGGAACGATCGGGCTCAGAAGCGCCACAAACCGATTCCGTAGACCCCTTATGGCAGGACGCGATCGCCACCGCCCGATCAAGCTATCATAAGCTCCGAGCCATATCGCCTCCCGAGGATCTGAAAGGAGCGACTCTTCACCATATGGCCTGCCGCGCCGCTCTGACCCACCTCCAGAGTCTTCTGCAAACCCGCGAGTTGGTGCGCAATGTCGGCTCGTCAGACACCATCGGCGACGAAGCCGAAGACCTCCTGTCTCTCATTCTCGAAGCGCGAAAATCGCTTGAAAGCTTCGAGGATGTGTAGAGCACTTAAGTAAGCTTTCTTGGATTTAATATCCCACATTATACTCATCGCCCACACCCGAGCCCCTTCCCGGATATGTAATGATCGAGCGGTACGGGAATGTTATGCAAATAGATGAGAACGGCCGCACCATTACTAGCAATCTTGGGGTTGTCACATTTTCCGAATTTCTGTGGATATGGAATCAACAACAGACGCAGATGACACCGCGCCTGCACGTGGCCATGTCACGATGGATATCACGCCAAGCCGAATCCCAACATAGAAAGCTTTTGTTGCTGGCATTTCGTAACTCCGGAAAATCTACTCTTGTCGGTGCCTTTTGCGCATGGAGTCTTTACAGGAACCCGAATGTGCGTATTCTCGTTCTTGCCGGAGATTTCGGTCTTGCGAAAAAAATGGTTCGCAACGTCAAGCGTATTATAGAGTCACATATCTTAACACGGGATCTAAAGCCGGTTCCAAAGGAACAATGGGCGTCCGATCAATTCACGGTCCGTCGCAACGCTGAACTCCGAGACCCATCCATGCTTGCCAAAGGAATGTCGTCCAATATTACTGGACTTCGTGCCGATATTGTGATTTGTGATGACGTTGAGGTTCCAAATACATGTGACACAAAGAAAAAAAGAATTGATCTCAGAGCACGGTTGAGAGAGGTTGAATACGTGCTCGTACCCGGTGGTTTGCAGTTACTGATTGGAACGCCTCATAATTATTACTCCATATACGCAGATGCTCCACGGCGAGAGATTGGTGAACATTCCGCGTTTCTTGATGGTTTCCAAAGACTCGAAGTTCCAATCGTAAACGAGAAGGGTGAGAGTTCGTGGCCTGAGCGCTTTCCGATTCATAAGATCGAGGAGTTACGATCGAGAACCGGCCCGAACAAATTCGAAAGCCAAATGCTGCTCCGCCCACGGAACCAAGTAGAAGCGCGGCTCAATCCGGATCTCCTCCGTTCCTACGACAACGAACTGACGTTCAGCCAGTCAAACAGCCAGTCGATCTTGCGTATTGGCGAACGGCGGATGGTATCGGCTTCGTGCTGGTGGGATCCGGCATACGGTGAACCCGGGAAGGGGAACGCAAGCGTCGTTGCGGTCGTTTTTGCGGATGAGGAAGGTTACTACTGGTTACATCGAATTCAGTATTTAACGTTCACGGTGGAACACCGAGAAAGGATTGATGAAGCAACCCAGCTTTGTCGAGACGTCGCTGTGCTGGCACGCGACCTTCATCTCCCCGCCATCAACGTGGAAATCAACGGCATCGGACGATTCCTGCCGAGCCTTCTTCGCCGCGAACTGAGAGCGCTCGGCATTGGCGCCGCGGTGATCGAGAAGGTATCCACGCGTCAAAAGGACATGCGGATCCTGGATGCTTTCGACAGCGTTCTGGCAGCGCAGCGGCTGTGGGTGCACGAAAGCGTCTGGAAAACTCCTTTCGTTCGGGAAGTTCGGGAATGGCAACCGGGGCTTTCGGGCCAGGACGACGGCCTGGATGCGGTCGCGGGATGTCTCCTCAGCGAGCCGGTCCGCCTGCAACGTCTCGCTTCAGAGACGGCGAAGCCGAGCGCTTCATGGACGAACTGGCGCGGCTTTGGCAGCGTCGTCCACCCGGAGTACGAGTTTGACGTCTAGGTCACCGACTCATAAACCGCATCCAGATTCTGGCTGCGGCGAGTTTCACGAGTGCGAGGTAGTTGGACGCCTCGAAAAACCCTTGGCTTAAGGCGGCTTGGCGTGATTCCGTATGGCTGTGGCGGCAGGGAGGGCGGCGATGGCGGGGCAGCGCGGGTTCTTCGATACGGATGAGCGGCTT